CCTGCCTTGCCATTCACTGTAGTTATATCAGACAACTTGCATGTTAACATTAGCTTTTCTGCATAGATTACATTAGCTCTGACTACATTAGGGTAGTCTACATTAGGGGACGGGGGTGGGTATCAGCGTGTGTCATAGTAGCGGTACCTGCTTAGATACAAAAAAAGAGTCAAATTAGAGGTTAATTCATTACTAATTAATCCTTAGTTAGTGAGTACTAACCTGTTGTTAATTAAAGCTATAAAGACTATTCTGTTATAACTAAATGATCTAAGTAAAGGGCTAACAAAGTAGTGCGACCTGCGGGGGATTACATTGTGGTAGGGAGTCCCGCCATGCTGTTGCATGAGTCCCGCCAGAGTTGTCTCTGTGTCCCGCTGGAGATAGCAATGAACTACAATGTAGTCTATATGAACTACTATTTAGTTTATAATGTACACTGGAGTATACAATGTATAGTCTAGTGTACACTAAGGAGGCATCTGTGTAGACTTAATGTAGGGTAGAAGTTGAACCGATGTAGTTCATAAGAATATAGTTAATATATGTCTTGACTTTTACAACAAAGTATGATACCCTCTATTCCTACTATATAGGACTGAACAGAACCACAGGGTAACGGTGCATTCTGATAACCATTCTTCTTGTGATAAACACAATCTCTGTACTCGGTTCCACTCTATATAGAACTAAGTAGTTCTAACTAGGTGTTTGTTTATGAATGTTGAAAGTGACGAGATAAAGAAGAAGGTTGTTAAAAAAGGACGACCAACTAAAGCTGCCATTGCTGCTAAGAAGAAGGGCAATAGGAATGCTGTTGGTAGACCGAAGGGTGACGCTGCTAGAATCAATGAACTCAAGGCTAGGTTGTTAGCAACGAGTGGTGATAAGGTTATTAATAAGGTTATAGCTATTGCGTTGGAAGATGGTCATCCAGTTCAGAGTGCAGCCCTTAAGATGTGCATGGATCGTGTGTTGCCTATTTCTTATTTTGATAAGAAGAATGAACAAGGAGGTCGCAATGCGGTTTCTATTACAATTACTGGTATTGGTGGTGCTTCTGTTACCAGTGGCGAAACCATCGATGGGGAATATGAAGATGTCTGAAGATCAACCTAACCACGCAGCAGAAGTATACAGTCTATTAAAGGCTAAAGGATTAGACCCTGATGCTATTGCAGCAGTGATGGCTAATATTGATGTGGAGACAGGTGGGCGTTACCAGCATGATACCCAACAACAAGGGGGTAATGGTTATGGCTTGTTCCAGTTTGACTATATGAAGCCTTACTACAATCAGTGGTTAATTGATAATGAACAAGAAGATAGTAAGTCTTCTCAGATAGACTTTGCATTAGGTTCCATTATGGGTGATAAGCCTATGCAGGTACGTAAGAATGCTGACTCTGGTTGGGTACAAGCGATGAATGAGAATGATCGTAAAGAGTTGAAAGCAGAGATGGAAGATCCCATGTTCGCAACCACTCTATCTAAGTCATTCTCTGATTTGTATGAGAAACCTTCCAAGCCTCACATGATGCGTAGGATGTGGTCAGCCTTTAAGTTCTCCCCTGAAGACTACGAGACATTGCCTGAATAATGACTGCACTAAATGTAGAACTCCTACCTTGGCAGCAAGATGTATACGAAGATCAGACACGCTTCAAGGTTGTAGCTGCTGGTAGACGTTGTGGTAAGAGTAGACTTGCAGCATGGTTATTAATAATCAATGCTCTGTCTGAAGGTAAGGGTAACGTGTTCTATGTTGCTCCTACTCAGGGGCAGGCTCGTGACATCATGTGGGATACCTTAATGGATCTAGCCCACCCTGTCATCCAGAGCAGTCATATCAACAACCTAGCCATTAAGCTAATCAATGGGGCAACAATAAACCTCAAGGGTGCTGACCGTCCAGAGACTATGCGAGGAATCTCCTTGAAGTTTCTTGTTATGGACGAGTATGCTGACATGAAGCCTGAGGTTTGGGAACAAATACTACGACCTGCTCTAGCTGACCAGAAGGGACACGCTCTATTCATTGGAACACCAATGGGACGTAACCACTTCTATGATCTATTTAGGCATGGACAAGGTGATGATCCATCCTTTGAGAGTTGGCACTTCACAAGTTATGATAATCCTAAGCTAGACCCAGAAGAGATTGAGAGTGCTAAGTTAAGTATGTCCTCATTCGCTTTCCGTCAAGAGTTTATGGCTTCCTTCGAGGCTGGTGGTGGTGCAATCTTCCAAGAGGATTGGGTTACCTTTGATACAGAGGAACCTGATGATGGTGATTACTACATCTCAGTTGACCTTGCAGGCTTTGCTGATATAGCTAAGGCTCAGAACTCTAAGCAACGTAAGTTGGACACAACATCCATCTCTGTTGTTAAGTGTGGCCCTGATGGTTGGTGGGTTGATAATATTATCTATGGACGCTGGGACGTAAAGAAGACAGCAGAGAAGATCTTTCAAGCTGTCCGTGATTACGAACCAATCTCTGTAGGTATAGAGAAGGGAGCATTAAAGAATGCTGTATACCCTTATCTAACTGACCTAATGAAACAAGAGCAGCAGTTCTTTCGTGTTGAAGAGTTAACTCACGGCAACAAGAAGAAGACTGATCGAATTGTTTGGGCCTTACAAGGGAGATTTGAGCATGGTAACATTACTCTTAATGAAGGAGATTGGAATACGGAATTTCTTGACCAGTTATTTCAATTCCCTAACCATTTGGTACACGATGATTTAATAGATTCTTTGGCATACATAGATCAACTTGCAAAAGTTAGCTATGCTTATGATTATGAAGAAGACGATTACGAATATATGGACGCTATAGCGGGATACTAAACTATGTCAGATGAAAATGAACTACTAATTGAAGAAACAGCCGAAGCTTGGATCATGGATAAATGTGAGAACTGGCGCGATCACTTCCAATCCAACTACCAAGACAGGTTTGACGAGTACTATCGTCTATGGCGTGGTGTTTGGAAAGGTGAAGACTCATTACGCTCCAGTGAACGCTCCCGTCTAATCAACCCTGCGTTACAGCAGGCTGTTGAGAGTTCTGTTGCAGAGGTTGAGGAGGCTACATTTGGTCGTGGTCAGTTCTTTGACATACATGACGATATGAATGACCCACAACGTCAGGACATTGAGTACTTGAAGAAGAAACTTACGGAAGAGTTTGCATTAAACAAAGCCCGTCAACACATTTCTGAATGTATTATTAATAGTGCTGTGTTCGGAACTGGTATTGGTGAGATTGTATTGGAAGAAGCTACTAGACGTAAGCCCTCTATCCAGTCTGCACTAGAAGGAGCAACGCATACAGTTGGAGTACATGAGACTCAGGAAGTAACCTGCTCTATTCGACCAATTATGCCACAAAACTTCTTAATCGACCCAACTGCCGCCTCTATTGAGGAAGCTTTAGGTGTTGCTATTGATGAGTTTGTACCGCTACACCAAGTAGAAACATTAATTGAACAAGGTATTTACGCAGATGTTGAAATCGGTTCCACCAGTAATCTCTCCTTCTTGGAAGCGGATCAAGAGATTAGTGCTTATGATGAGGATAAGGTACGCCTTACTAAGTATTACGGCTTACTACCACGTCACTTACTTGAGAGTTACCTTTATGACGAAGATGAGGAAGTAATCTCCCTATCTGAAACACTATCTGATAATGGCTCTAGCTATGTAGAGGTTGTTGCTGTCATTGCTAATGGTGAACACATCCTTAAGTTGGAAGAGAACCCTTACATGATGCAGGATCGTCCTGTTGTTGCATTCCCTTGGGATGTTGTTCCTAGCAGGTTCTGGGGACGAGGTGTTTGTGAGAAGGGTTATAATAGTCAGAAAGCTTTAGACACAGAGTTACGTGCTCGTATTGATGCATTAGCCTTGACAGTCCATCCTATGATGGCTATTGATGCTTCTCGTCTACCTCGTGGTGCAAAGATGGAGGTGAGGCCAGGAAAGTCAATTCTTGTTAATGGTAATCCTAACGAAGTACTAAAGCCTTTAAACTTTGGTAGCGTAGATCAGATTACATTCTCCCAAGCAGACCAGCTTCAGAGAATGGTTCAAAGTGCAACAGGTGCTATTGATAGTGCTGGGTTTGCAGGATCTATTAATGGTGAGAGCAGCCCCACTGCTGTCTCTATGGGACTAGGTGCTATCATTAAGCGTCATAAGCGTACCTTAATTAACTTCCAAGAGTGCTTCTTGATTCCGTTTATTCAGAAAGCTGCTTGGCGGTACATGCAGTATAACCCTGACCAGTATCCAGTAGGTGATTATAAGTTTATCCCTTCTAGTTCTTTAGGCATCATTGCCCGTGAATATGAAGTGTCTCAGTTGGTTCAGTTGTTACAGACAATGCCTGCAGATTCTCCTATGTACCCAGAGATCATACAGTCTGTCATTGATAATATGAACCTTTCTAATCGTGAAACTTTAATAGCTAAACTTAAGGAGGCAAGTGTACCAGATCCAGTAGCCCAACAAGCTGCAGAGATGGACAACCAACAGAAGCAGGCTTACATCGCTGTACTTCAAGGGCAGGCACAGGAATCCGCAGCACGAGCGTCCAAAATATCTACCGAGACTGAACTCTTGCCCATCGCTGCCGAGACTGACCGACTTAAAGTACTTACTACTAACCTTCAAGATGGTGATCAGGACGAGAAAGAGTTCGCTCAACGTGCAAAGGTAGCAGAGTTAGTACTGAAAGAACGAGAGATAGTCAGTAAAGAAACTATCGTTAATAAGCAAATGTCAAATAATTAAAATAATACTTGACTTTAAGGGAGATCTGTGATAGACTCCCTATTACTTAACACAACTGAGAATCATTCTCAACTGCGTCCTATCAAGGAGAAACGCAATGTCAACAGAACAAGATCCCGAACTACAGAAGTATTTTGAAAGTTTACTAGATACTTTTATATCAGAGGGATGGAGATTCTTACTAGAAGATTTCACTGGGGCTGAAGAGTCCATCAGAGATATTATGCAATGTAAGGATGATAAAGATTTGTACTACAGGAAGGGTCAGCTTGATGTAATAGGCAGACTCCTCGCTTTTGAAACCAGCATCAAGAATTCATACGAGGATTTCCTTAATGATTCGAGTGTTTGATTTTGAATGTAGTGCATGTGGGTACATAGATGAAGTATTTGTGAAATCCGATAAACGGATAAGTCACTGCTCCAAATGTAGCCAACAGTCTCACAGGCTTCTTGCCGCACCTCTTAATAAGTTAGAACCCCACTCAGGCGACTTTGCTGGATCTACTATTAAATGGGCTAGGCAACGCCAAAAGCAAATAGAGACTGAACGTAAACGTGAATCTTCATAGAGAAGTAACTTCACATAATCTTTCCACAATACTATTATAGTACGGAGCATACATGGCAAACTTTTTAAGTGACGAACTTGAACCTCAATTATTAGATGGAGAGGAATTCTCCCAAGTTGGTGTCGAAGAGGAACCTAGTCCAGAGATGGATAATCAGGAAGAAGAAATCCCTCAGAAGTACCACGGTAAATCTAATGCGGAACTTATCCGAATGCACCAAGAAGCTGAGAAGCTCTCTGGTCGTCAAGGTAATGAAGTAGGTGAATTGAGAAAGCTGGTGGACGATTACGTAGTTAATCAAACAGTCACTAAGGCACCTGAAGAAAAGCTAACAATAAGTGATGTCGATTGGATTGAAAACCCAGACGGATCTGTTGATAGAAAGATTGATAACCATCCCGCAATCAAGAAAGCTGAAGAAGCTTCTCTTAGGTTCAACCAGATGGAAGTCATGAATAGGATCTCCACTGCACACCCTGATTTTCAGGAGATTGTAGCAGATGATTCTTTCCAAGATTGGATAGGCAAATCTCAAGTACGTATTAAGAAATTAAAACAAGCTGATCAATTTGACTTTGATGCTGCTGATGATCTATTCACTACATGGAAAGAACGCCAAGAACTAATAGGCCAAGCTAAAGCTGGTGCTGATATTGAGCGTAAGAACTCATTGAAGTCAGGCTCTAACGGTGGTGCTCGTGGTTCAGGTGAGGGATCTAAAAAGAAGTTCTTCAAGCGGTCTGAACTTTTACATATGATGCAACATGACCCTGACCGATATTTAGCTAATAGTGAAGCAATAACGCAAGCCTATGCTGAAGGTAGGGTTCGATAATAGTTTAAGGAAAACATTATGACTACTTCTGTATATCCCGCCCAAGGTGGCGTAACAAATAACACAACTGCTGCTAACTTTATTCCTGAGTTGTGGAGTGATGAAATCATCGCTGCATACAAAAAGAATCTAGTTATTGCTAACCTAGTAAACAAGATGCCTATGTCTGGTAAGAAAGGTGATACGTTATATATCCCTACTCCTACTCGTGGCTCTGCTTCTGCTAAGGCTAGTGGCACCGCAGTTACAATCCAAAATGAAACTGCTGACAAAGTAACTATCACCATTGATAAGCACTTTGAATACTCACGCATGATCGAAGATATTACTGACGTACAAGCCTTGGCTTCTATGCGTAAGTTCTATACTGATGATGCTGGCTATGCTCTTAGTAAGAAAGTTGAAGACGATATCTTTACCTTAGGTAAGTCTGCTAATGGTGGTAACGGAACTACTTGGGCTAAGGCTCAGAAGATCTCTGCTGCTGGCGTACTTTCTGATTATGCTGGTACTGGTGCTTTAGCATTTAACGATGCTGGTTTCCGTAACTTGATTCAGAAGCTTGATGATCTTGATGTTCCTATGGATGGTCGTTCTTTGATCCTTCCTCCATCAGCTCGTAATTCTATTATGGGTATTGATCGTTACACTAGCTCTGACTTCGTTGGCGGTCAAACTGTTGTTAATGGTAAGATTGGTAACTTGTACGGTGTTGATATCTTTATCAGCAACAACTGTCCTGTAACTGGAACTGACAAAGTTGGCTTGTTCATGCACAAAGATGCTTTTGTATATGCCGAGCAAATGGCTGTTCGTTCACAGACTCAGTACAAGCAAGAGTTCTTGGCTGATCTGTTCACCAGTGATACCATCTACGGTACTGGCGTTCTTCGTAACACCTCTGCTGTCGCTATTGCGCTTCCTGCGTAGTACACTGGCTGAATAGCCATCATGAGGGAACTGCTTAGTAATTACTAGGGAGTTCCCTTTCTTTTACTTAAGGAAAGATCATGTCAAAATTCACAGAGAAGAGAGCATTAAAAGCACAGATTGCTGCAGCTAAGAAAGCTGGTAAGTCTACTCAAACAATTGGCCGTTTACAATACAAGCTGAACCAACTCAGCAAAGACTCTAAAGGCACCGCCGTTAAGACTAAGTCAGGCGTTGTTAAAACTAAGACAGGTGTACTACGTCAAACAGATTCTTCTAAGAAGAAGCGTGTAGTAGCCAAGCGTACATCCCCACTAACAGGGCACCCTAATGCTACCACTGTAGTTAAGGCAGCTCCAAAAGCAACTCCAAAGGTAACTTCTACTAAGAAGGTAGTTAATAACGGAAGTCCACATCGTGGAAATAAGGCTGGCACTACTAATCCTAATCTTGGAGGTTCTGTTGTACGTAAGCGTAATGAACCTATTAAGAAGAAGACTGCCAGTAGTAGTAACGTAACTGTCACCCCTCTAGCATCTACTAAAATAACAAAGAGTAAGACACCTTCAACTGGTACCTCTCCTTCATATACATTCAACATGAAAGAGGATTATTCTAAAGTGCCCCGCATCACAGGTAAACTGCCTGAGAAGAAGTTCCAAACTAAGCGAGAGCAGTTAGAAGCATTCCGTAGACGTTTAAATAAATAGGGAATAAGACATGAGTCTATACAGAGGAAGTGGTGGTGTAGGAAGTTCTAACACTGATGCCACCATCACAGCAGTAACACAAAAAGCTTTAGAGGCAGCTAACTCTGCTACAGCTTCCTCTGTATCAGCCGCTAATTCTGCGTCTAGTGCTGCAGAGATTACAGGATTAATAACAACTACAACAACACTTCCTGCAGGCGCATCATCTACGTCCGTGTACAATTCAGTTACAGGTGTACTAGCCTTTGGCATAGCCGCAGGAGGAACTGGTGCTACTGGACCAACTGGTGCTGATTCAACTGTTGCAGGACCAACTGGACAAACTGGATTAACTGGATCTCGTGGTCCTATAGGTGCTGAAGGTGCTGATTCAACTGTTGCAGGACCAACTGGAGCTACTGGGCCAACTGGATCGGTAGGCTCAGATGGACCTACTGGAGCTACTGGTGCTACTGGTGCTGATTCAACTGTTGTAGGACCAATTGGAGCTACTGGACCTATAGGATCCACTGGTGCTACTGGTGCTACTGGTGCTACTGGTGCTACTGGTGCTGATTCAACTGTCGTAGGACCAACTGGATCTACTGGACCTATAGGAACTACTGGTGCTACAGGACCCACTGGACCAACTGGTGCTGATTCAACTGTTGCTGGCCCTACTGGCCCTATAGGAACTACTGGTGCTGCAGGAGCTACTGGTGCTACTGGTGCTGATTCAACTATTGCTGGTCCTACTGGAGCTGCTGGAGCTGACGGGGCATCAGCCCTTAATGGTGTAGAGGATAGTGAAGAATATACAGCTACGTCAGGACAAACCACTTTCTCTGTTACTTATGATGTAGGTTATGTAGAGGTATATCTAAATGGTAGTCGTCTAGATAACTCAGACTACACTGCAACTAATGGTACTTCTATTGTCTTAGACAGTGGTGCTGCTACAGGTGACACAGTATTCATCCATTCGTTTGGTACATTTGTACTTTCTGACCATTATAGTAAGACGGCTGCTGATGCTCTACTGCTAGGAAAGGTGGATGATTCACAAGTACTGACTAACGTACCAACAGGTGCTTTATTTACTGATACTAATACAACTTACTCTGTGGGCGATGGGGGTCTGACTCAAGTCAACTTCACAACAGCCGATAATACTAAGTTAGATGGTATAGCTGACTCTGCTAACAATTACACACTTCCTTCAACACTTCCCTCGTCTATGCTTACAGGAGCACTACCAGTAATTAGTGGTGCCTCCTTAACAGGAGTGGATGCTAGTCTTCTAGGGAGTGAGGCAGGTTCTTACTATGATGATAGAACCATAAATGCCTTAGGTAGTATCTCAGGTGCTACTACAATTGCGTTAGGAAGTGGTACAAATGTTACTGCAACAATAACTGCTGCAACTACATTATCAATAACCCAAACTACATCCAGCTCAGTAAACACTGTCACCTTATACCTTGTAAACGCAGGTGCTTATGCAATCACTTGGCCTACAGGTACTGTTTTTAACCGTAACTCTTCACCTATTCTATCTAGTACTGGCGACACGATAATCGTTTTAGAAAGCTATGACAATGGTACTAGTTGGTCAGGTGTGCAGGTGTGGAGAGACACAGCATGAGTCGTAATGTACTTGCTAGTGGTAGTTTTCTAACTACCTTCGATACGTCTTGGGCGACTTCTTTTGCGACGAACTTTTCCACGAATACATCGTACACTACTAATCGTATTACGTCCTTTCTAACAGCATTCAATACGATTACAAGTTATTCAACCTCTTTCAACACCACATTTAGTACCTTAGTTCCTACCAACACTAGTAGAGCAACCAACAGGACTACAACTTATGTAACAGCCTATCCTGCAGTCTATGGAAACACTAGTAGAAGTACCAATAGAACCACAACTTATGCAACGCTCTATCCTGCAATCTACGCAAATACTAGTACAGGCACCGCCAGAACCACAACTTATTCAACGGCCTACCCTGCAACCTATAGGAACACTAGTGTCTCAACAAGCTGGACTACCAGTTGGAATACATTAGTACCTGCTGTTAATAGGTCAACTTCCCAAAGCACTAGTAAGACCACTAGTCGAGCCACTGCTAGGACAACTTCAGTGAGTACCTCAAGGGCGACCACGGTCAGTACGTTAGTTACTGCAGCAAGTTCGCACTCTACAAGTAGAAGTACGAGTAGAAGTACTAGCTTTAACACTACCCAAACAGGTATGGCAGGGTTTAAATATTATTACAATGCAAGCTGTTCTGGGTTCAAGAATCAAATACTCAACGGGTGTGTTGGTGGAACAAAAACCTTTGGTGGCTGTTATTGCATCAATACACCGACTGGCAATGGTTACTTATCAATACAGTATTGCCCCTCATCATCATGTACTAAAAGTACCTCCCGTACGACATCTTTTACAACGACATGGACAACTTCTGTCGCTGCTTCTTATAGAAATACTAGTAGGACAACCGCTTTTCCTACTTCTTTCTCAACCAGCTTCACAACTTCTTTTTCAACGTCATATGCAACGTCATGGAGTACCTTAGTTACAGCAGCATTCTATCGAGGTACATCAAGATCTACGAGTCGCACTACGAGTTGGAGTACTCAAACTGCTGCAGGATATAACCAGAACACGTCACGTACTACAGGTTGGACTACAACGTTTAGTACCCAAACTGTTGCAGCACGTTACCTTAATACCTCTCGTAGCACCGCTTTTAATACGGTTTGGAGTACTCAAACTGCTGCAGGATATAACCAGAACACCTCACGCAGTACAGCTTTGACCACTACGTTTAGCACAGGGGTTCCTGCCAACACTAGTAACGTGACTTCAAACGTCACTACATTAGCAACCCAAACTAGTAGGGCATCTTCACGTCAAACGACTTTTGCAACATCACATACTACTAACACTGGGAACTCAACGAGTCGCACGACTACGTTCTCAACCTCAAACTACACAGGATAACATCATGCTCTACTTACGATTTGGCCCAGATAACCAGCCCATAGAGTTCCCAATTGAGGAACGGGTACTAAGGGCTACCGTCACAGCAACACTGCCAGCGATGCTAACTGATGAAGCCCTTCTACCTTTTGGGTATGCACTTCTTTATCCAACAACTAAGAACATCCCACAGGCCACTAAGACGCATAGGCTTGCTATAACAGATTGCGTTCGCGATGACACTATTGGTGTATGGGTACGGGTGTATGGCTTAGAAGAAATTGATAACGAGCATCTCAAAAGTGTACGGCTTGATAATAAATGGGAAGAGGTCAGATTCAACCGAGACAACATGATGAGAATACTTGAGTGGCGTATTTCAAGATGCTTACGTGAGACTAGGTTAGGCATAGAAACAACGGACGAGATAGGCGAGCTTGATGCCATGATGCAACAGCTAGCAGATCTCACAGAGGTGGAAGACCCCTTCTTAATTAACCTAAGCACAATTGTAATGCTATGAAGTTCGCACAAGAGCTAATGACTAGTAAAACCGTCCAGCATGGCAAGATTGGAGATGCTGTTAGGTCTGGGAGAAACCAATGGGCTGAAAGCATGGAGCACTTGATAAGGTCAAAATCACCATACCCTTGCTCTTATGATGTATCCCAGACGCAAGACACTAGGTTCAGTGAATATACTTATACTGAATTACTAGGAGGGGTGTGGGTAGCTACTCAGAGTGTTGAGATAAATGCCCGTATTATGAGTTTGGAATCCTCTAGAAAGAGTCAAGTCAAGCTGAGTCAAATACAAGATAGCATTACTGACAAATATGAGTCTGATGGAGGAGAGCATAAGCACAGTGGTGCGAAGAAGGTTGTCTTTATGCCTGGTCACAACATGATGGATTGCGCCTCTGTTGAGATGATACACAGGCTGGTTCACGAAGACCCTGAAGTGGTTATTAAACCGCACCCTATTACTAATGACGAGTCTCTTAAATTTCTAGGTACTCGATTTGGGTGGGACAAGATTGCCAGTAGAGAAGTGAGTGGTAACAAGATGATGGCTGAGGCAGATGTTGTATACACAACAAGTGCTTCAGAGTTCTCCTTGTCTGCAACAGCTTTAGGAAAAGAAGTAGTGAACATTTCCAACTTTTTCAATGAAGCTGTAGGTGCTTATTATCCTATATCTAGAGTTCTATTCATGGCTCATAAAGAGTCTGTAGCTAAGGCACAAGAAGTACTGTGTAATTTATTATCAGGGCAGGCTGGAATCATAATGCCTTTTGTAGAAGATGTTGAATCGACGCTAACTAACTACTATCAGTACTCTTTGGACATTAAAGGGATGTACCAAGATTTTAGGGACAAGAGCCAGAAGAATCCAGCCAAACCAACAAAGGTCGAGAATCATGGGTAAGAATCCTCAAGTTGCTAAAAGAATCGCGATATGTCAATCGTGTGAGCATCTCAATCCCCTAGCCATCTGCAACAAATGTAAATGTTTCATACCAGCAAAGGTTAGGATCATGGGAGCCAGTTGTCCAATACTAAAGTGGACTGCCGCTACTAAACCATAAGATATAACATAACTTAAACCATATTAAGGTAGGAACACAAAATGAGCAAAGCAAGAGATATAGCAGATGGTGCAGGTTCTGTAGGAGCTACTGGAGCTACGGGTGCAGCAGGCGCTGATGGAGCTGATGGAGCTGACGGAGCAGTTGGCCCTGCTGGTTCAACTGGTTCCGCTGGCGCTACTGGCTCTGCTGGAGCTGATGGTTCAACAGGCTCTGCTGGTGCAACTGGACCTGCTGGTTCAACTGGATCTACTGGTTCCACTGGTGCTACTGGCTCTGCTGGAGCTGACTCAACTGTCGTAGGGCCTACTGGCTCTACTGGTCCTGCTGGCTCTACGGGTGCAACAGGCTCTACTGGTGCTGATTCAACTGTAGCTGGTCCCTCTGGCTCTACGGGTGCTACTGGCCCTTCTGGATCTACTGGTTCCACAGGAGCTGCTGGTTCCACTGGTGCTACTGGCTCTGCTGGAGCTGATGGTGCTACTGGCTCTGCTGGAGCTATAGGTCCCGCTGGTTCTTCTGCAAACCTTACAGCCGTATCAGTAAGGAACACAAGTAAAGCTAAGACTGCTGTGGAAGGAATGACGTGGCTTACTAATGCAGATAAGACTTTGTATAATACAGCAACGCAAACATACACTCAGGATAATAATGGCTACTGGCAGAACATACGCCCTTACTCCTCCTCTACAACCTACCCCGCTGGAGATCCTTCTTATAAGCGGAATGCTGTGCCCATGTATATGCTTAGTGGAGATGCAGAATATCTAGGTGATCCTACTAAGGTGCAGCCACATAATTATAATCACTATTCTAATGCTGCACATAAAGGTGCAAACTACATATATGGTGGTCCAGTAAGTGGAGCAGGTACAGTTACACCTACCCGACTAGTAGACCCTAATCCCGAACCTTCATGGAGAACCTCTGGATTATCCTATCAGTATCTATCAGGTAGTACTGAGGATGAAACAGGTAAATGGGGTAAGAACGTAGTAGGTGCAGGAGCAATAATCTCCTATTGCATAGTCCCTAATGGTACTACCTTAACTTCCGACCATGATGGAAATGCTGGTGTATCTGACTTTACGTTACTAGGCTTTAACCCTAGAGCTGATCTTTTGGCAGTATTCCAAGAGATGTCTAGTGAGTGTAATGTTAAGTTTGTGGAGAGGGATTTTGATCCAGATAACCCACTATCTCCTGATATGATAATAGGGTGTCTCCCAGCATTATCAGGTGCTATGGCCCATGCATACACTCCTAGAGTACCTACCCCGATAGTAGATAGTTCTAATGTAAATGACGAGTATACAACAACTTGGTCAGGCAACATAATGTTCAATAGTTTTGAGACTCAACACCTTGCACTACCAACCACACCCTATTCTATGTGGTATTCAGATTCTGTTGGAGGAACTCAATCTGCTAGTAAATATAATTTCAGATTAGCATTTAGACACGAGTTAACCCATGCTATGGGCTTTATGCATATCCCAGATACAGATAGTGTTGTATACCCATTTATTGATCAAGGACAGTCAGACTACTACTTCTCTCATGGGGACATAGCAGGACTTCAGTACTTGTATGGTGTACCTCTAGTAGGGTCTGTAGGCACTGAGATAAAGACTAGTATAAACTCAGTTGAGAAAACAATTGCAACATTCACAGAGAACGAGGTGTTTCTAGGGGAAGGTGTTTATGTTAATCAAAATTCTCTAGCAGGTGATAAAGGTCTAGGAGGTTCAGGAACTGGCGCTACTGGTGCTACTGGCCCTGCTGGTCCTACTGGTCCTACTGGTCCTACTGGTGCTACTGGTCCTGCTGGATCCTCTTCACACAAGTCAGGTAGAGCCTATGTAGTGGCTTCTAATAGCGCCACTATTGCAGTGAACACAGCATCAATGCCTGCGGGTCTAAAGACAATGTCCTTAATAGGAAGTGTTGCAGGAGCTGCTGGTGTTATTGACTATAGCAGTGTAAATAATTACACCTTTAGTGGTTATGGAGCATACTCGGAAGCGGCACCTTCAGTTAACATGAACTGGCTTACTAGTGGTGATAATATCACTAACGCTACAGGTCAGTATGAGACAACAACAGATAAAGGAGTCTACCTAGTAACTGGTGAAGTGACTATATCTGCTAGTACGGACATAGGTAATGTAAGAGTCTATGTGATTAATGCAGATTGGGGTTTGCAAGATAAGAAGTATAGCTATGGTGGAGAAGGTAATCTTATATTTAATGCGACTACCTCTGACTACCGCAGGACATTTGCTACTACAATGCACTCTAACAGGATTGGGTTACCAATTCAGTTCCGCTTAGTCGTTGAGACACTTCCTAGCGTAGTAGTAACTTATAACATACACACAGGCGCTGCCTTATTTGGTGTGACTAAGATAATGGATCTACCTTAATATCTAATACACTGTTAAAACTTATATTCATTCGAGATAAATAATATGGAAGTTAATGCTAGATTTGATAGATTGGAAGCTAAGATTGATAAACTAGCTGATGCTATGGTTAAGCTTGTTGAAATCGACACTAAGATCGATGGCTTACTAACACATAATAACACTCAGGATAGTAGACTGAACAAGCACAGTGAGGAGTTAGATGAGCATGCTGTTAAGTTAGCTGTAGTGTCTAAGTCTAGTGGTGCTAATGAATGGTTTGTCCGCCTCCTGATAGCTGCCTTGGTTACAGGTGCGGCATTCATGATGCGAGATTCATGAGATGTTATATATGTAGTTCTTATGATGTAGCGGTTGGCTCCAAAGTGTGTAGAAACTGTAAGAAGAAAGGGACATAGTATGTTTGGATTACCAGTTGAAATGATCACCATGATCGTAAGCGTTGTAGGAGGCGCTGTGATGAAGATGTGGTCACAGAGTCAGAAGGATAAGGCTGACCAGCAGAAAGCTCTTATACAGCGTTTCTCGGCCTCTGAGGACAGTGTAGCTGCGGCTCGTGCCTATGATACACCTAACTCCCAATGGATAAGACGTTTCCTAGTTATGTCCTTCATGGGTATGGCTATGTTTATTCTTATAGCTCCTATCCTTGATCTACCTACAGTGGTTCCTGTTGAAGTGACTACTGGATTTAAGATTCTATTCTTTGACTTCACTAATACAGTGACTGAATGGAAGACATTGAGTGGTATGGTCACTCCTGAGTGGTTACCTCATGCTATTATGTCTGTTGTTGGTATGTACTTCGGACAATCAATAGCAGCTAGACGTTAATTTCTCTTGACTTTTTGAATAAAATATGGTATAATTATGAATTACTTAGATGCAGTTAACAAAGTTCTTAAGCGTTTACGTGAACGTACAGTCACATCAGTCTCTGATAATGATTATAGTGAACTCATTGGAATGTTTATTAATGATGCAAAACGTGAGGTAGAAGAAGCGTGGGATTGGTCAGCACTACGAACCTCTGTTTCTGTTACAACCTCTTTAGGTGGTTTTAACTACGAGTTAAATAGCACACAGAATAGTATTAAGGTTCTTGATGCTATGAACGTGAGTACCAATTCATTTATGACGTATCAAACAGCTCACTGGTTTGATAAGCAGTTCCTTTCCTCAGATGTTGCTAGTGGTTCCCCAACACATTATACTTTTAATGGGGTAGGTGCTGATGGGGATACGTTGGTAGATATATTTCCTAAGCCTGATGGGGTTTACTCATTACGGTTTAACGTAGTGGCCCGCACTATGGATCTCGAAACAGATGCAGATAGAATATCAGTTCCTCCTCATTCGGTAGTTATGTTGGCATATGCTAAAGCCATTGAGGAGAGAGGTGAAGATAATGCCCAGACAGGAAACACTGCTTTCTTTAATGCTAACAAAGTTATGAATGATGCAATTCAACTTGATGCTAATAAACACCCTGAAGAACTAATTTGGTATAGCTAATGAAGCAATTAATAACCACTACAATAGCCGCCCCAGGATTCTATGGTTTAAACACACAGGAAAGTAGTATCACTTTAGCCAGTGGTTTTGCCTTAACTGCCTCGAACTGTGTCATAGATAGTTATGGTAGGTTAGGTGCTAGGAAGGGCTGGGAATATCGTACAGTAGGAAGTACTAATGTTAACCTTAAAGGGATACATGAGTTCATAGATAATGCAGGGACACCTGAGTACATCTCATGGGGGGATAACAAAGTATACACAGGTGTTACCACTCTGTCTGAGAAGACTCCCATCACTAACAGTAGTATCTCAGCAGACAACTGGCAGGGCGTTACATTAAATAATAAAGCATACCTGTTCCAACGTAGTCATGATCCTTTGATTAAGGAATCAGGAACTGTAACTGTACAGAGAATGCTCGACATCACTGGTGCAGCAGCGGTACCTCAAGCCAACTGCGCCTTAGCTGCTTATGGTAGATTATGGGCTGCTGATATCTCAGGTGATAACCATACAGTACACTTCTCAGCACTTATGACAGTTGCAGATGGTGGTGTTAAGTGGGGAGGTACTGATGGTAGTGGTTACTTAGACATTGCTAAGGTGTGGACTAAAGGAGGTGACTCTATAGTGGCACTAGGTGCTTTCAATGGTTACCTAATCATCTTCTGTAAGGACTCAATTGTAATCTACGGGGATACAGATACTAATAATAATTATCTAACGCCAGCCACTCTACGTCTAGTGGAAGTGATTGAAGGGGTTGGTTGTATATCTCGCGACTCAGTACAGAACACAGGTACTGATCTTATGTTCTTGTCTAAGACAGGTGTTCGTTCTCTTAGTCGTGTGATACAAGAGAAGTCTACCCCTATTGGGGATATATCTAAGAATGTAAGGGATGACATTACTACTGCTATTGCTAATGAAAATGCTGCTAGTATTAAGAGCGTGTACTCACCAAGTAATGCATTCTACTTATTGAACTTTAGTGACAGTGGTACTATATACTGCTTTGATACAAGAGCCATACTAGAAGATGGGTCCGCTCGTGTCACTAAGTGGGAGAACATGTCTCACAAAGCAATGATAACAACCTATGATAATAAGGTATATATTGCACAAGATAATGGCATTGCTGAGTACTCCTCCTACCATGATAATGGCACTACCTATCGTATGCGCTATTATACTAACTACTTTGACTTTGACCAACCTACAACAGTTAAGATATTGAAGAGTATTGGTATCACGTTGATTGGAGGGAGTGGCCAGCCTTTTATTATTTATTCAGGAACTGACTACACTGACCAGCATTCAGCTTATGCGGCAACTGTTAAGCAGACAGCTTTATATGAGTATGATGTAGGTGAATATGGTGAGGCTGAGTTTACAGGAGGTGGTGGGACTGACCGTATCAAGCTTTCAATAGGGGGCGCAGGTGCTGTAGTTCAACTTGGTTTTGAAACGGACATAAGTGGTGATGAAGTTTCTATTCAGAAATTTGATTTATATATTAAACAAGGTAGGACTTTATAATGAGTGATTATACAAAACTTGTAGACTTTGCTGTTAAAGATGGCTATGTCGTAGGTACAGCAGCTAAGAGAATTAAAGGTACTGAGATTAACACTGAGTTCCAGAACATTTCATTATCCATAGCTACTAAAGCTAATAAGAATAATGCTGTTCTGTCAGGTACTCCTACAGCACCTACTGCAGCAGCTACTGTTGCTAATAACCAGCTAGCCACTACATCCTATACTACTTCTGCTATAACTGCAGCGACAACAGTGGCTGTAATCAATAATATAGCATATCCAGTAGGATCTGTTTACACCTCAGTTGTTGCTACTAATCCTAGTATACTACTTGGTATAGGTACATGGGTTGCCTTTGGTGCAGGCCGTACCTTAGTAGGTATAGACACTACAGACATTCTGTTTGACGTTGTAGAAGAGATAGGTGGTGACAAGACTCACATCATATCTGAGGCTGAACTCCCTACTCACAGCCATACAGTGTTCTCTGACGAGACTGTAGCGCCAAGTACGACTGCAAGTAACATAACAGCAACCTCAGCAGTGGCTAAGTCAACAGGACAAAGTGCCTCTTATGAAGGCTACATCACCAGAGAAGGAGCCTATGCAGCTACGTTAGGTAAATCCAGTGAAGTTGGTAGTGGTACTGCACATAATAACCTACAACCATATATCGTGGTTTACTTTTGGAAGAGGACAGTATAATGTTAGGACTTATAAGTGGCTTACTAGGTGCTGCTGGCTCATATCAGGCACAGAAGAAGTTAGGACAGGCTGGCGACAAGATGTTCGAAGCTGGCGACAAAGCATATGAAGCAGGGACATATAAACCTTATGGTGTTACATCTGGTTTAGGTTCCACTTCCTTTGCAGATGGGCAGGCAGGCTTTGAGTTAGATCCTCGCTATCAGGCACAACAAGATTCAATGATGGGGCTAGGTAGTCAAGCATTCGGTGCAGCAGGTGGTGATTATAATGCACTAGCTGACCGCTTCTACAATCAGCAGCGTGACTTAGGTGCTAGTACTCGACAAGCAGAAGCAACTCAGCTTGGTGAGAGTATGTTTGGTTCTGGTTCTAATGGTCTTCGTATGGGAGCTGCCTCACTAGGAGGTACTGGTAATCAAGCTATCTCCCCTCAAGGATTTGAGTTTGCACAAGCCTTTGCACAGCAGGACTCTAAGGATAGGTTTGATGCATTTGATAAGGCACAAGATCAAAGACTACGTGACCTAGATATAGGTACTGGTATGTTAACCGCATCACAAGGCTTAGATTATGCTGGCCTAGAGCAGCAGAGGTTAGGGGGCATGCTTGGTCAAATGCAGTCTGGCGCTAACAATGCTGCAGGTACTAACATGATTGGTGCATACGGTACTGGTGCTGGGTTCATGGCTGATCGTGGTCGGTCTATGGCAGGTGGTATGCAAGGGTTAGGTAGTTCATTAGGTAGTTGGGGTACTAGAAATAGGGCATTAACAACTATGCCTACCCAGAGGTACATGGATACCACTGTAGGAAATAATAGAATTAATAGTTATGCTGCTATGGCGGGGAGATAATATAATGGCAAGCGATGTAATGAGTTTATTTGGTTTAGACCCTAGTGTCATCCAACAGCAGCGTGTCCAAGGTGGTGTAGATCAAGCGTCACGTATGAATGCTGACTATGCTATTGGTGCAGCAGGTGGTGGTATGTTAGGTGCTGGTATTAATTCTGCCTTTGGATTACAAACACCAGAGATGCAACAAGCACAGAGTGTACAGGATGGACTACAAGGCGCTGACTTAGAGACTGTTGCTGGTATGCGTAAAGCTGCTAGTAAGTTGATGATGAATGGTGACTATGCACAGGCTATGGCTCTACATGCTAGGGCTTCTGAGATGGAGGCTTCTAATACTGAAGAGCTTCGGTCACAGCAACAGCATGATCTAGGCTCAACCCACCAAGTTGTCGTAGGGCAGACTGAAGGTGATGGCATGGGTAATGGTATAAAAGATATTAAACATACAGTGACCTATCTACCTGATGGTCGTGTTGAAGATGCTACCTTAGGTAAGGTGTTTGAGACTCGTGCTAAATGGATTGAAGCCTTAGGTGGGTCAGGTAGGGGTGCTTCAGTTGTTACTCCAACTCCTAATTCACAAGATGTACTAGATGCCCTTAAGAATGGGAAACTTCCTGATAACTCAACCGCAACAGCAGAGCAGGTATTAGGAACTGAAGTATCGCCTGAGATTACTAAAGCTAATGATGCTAAATTACAACAGCATATCAATGCACTTAAAGCTCAGATATCAGAACTACCTGCTACTATGCAAGGCTCTCCTAGAGTTATACAGATCCAAGAAAGGATTATGGAGTTAAGGAAGCAGCAGTCTTCAGCACCATTCCCTTCGTCAGGAAGTGAAAGCTCTTATGGCTCAGGCGCTTCAAGTTCTTATTAAGGAAGTATTATGATTACCATAAAGCATAAGAAGTATGGTGACATTACATTTGCTGATGGAACCTCAAGGCAAGAGATTGCTAATTATTTAGTGGAGGCTGACTCCATTGGAGGAGAGCAGTATGGTACACTTGAGACATTAGGTACACAAGCAGGTAGGTCAATGGGTTCTTCCATTCGCCAGATTAAAGATTGGGTAGGGATAGGCGATGAACTCTCACAGTATGAAGACGAGCTAGCTGAATACAAGTCTCGTATTATGATGGAACAGTCTCCCGCCACATCAGTAGTAGGTATGCTTGCTGGTGGTGTTCTTGATCCTGTTACTATTCCAGCCATGGCTCTTAAGCCTTTAACCTTCGCCTCTAAAGTTGCAACCTTTGGTGCTAGAGGAGCTGCTCAGGGTGCTGCTGGTGGTGCCTTAGAGCCTATCTATGACCAGTATGGTGACTCCACTGTACTCAATATCATGGCAGGAACAGCCCTTGGTGGTGGCCTAGGCGCGGGTATAGGTAAGTTACTTACTAAGTCTATACCTAAGACTGATGCAGCTACTGAGCAGGCTTCAGATACATTACAAGAAACATCAGAACGTACTCTAACCAACCTAGCTAGTTCTCTAGATGAAACCCCTGTACGTACTCCACAACAAGCCTTAGATAAAGTAGCAGCAGAGATGGAGTTAGAGGCTGCAGGTGCTCCTACGTCTGCTAACTTAGGTATAATGAGGAGAGCAGTTGAGTCCTCAAAGTCTAAGATTGCTGCACTAGATGCTGTCATTAATAGGATGAAAGACCCTACTGGTAAGGCACCCTTAGGCGCACGTAATGCTGCCCGTAAGGTAGCTGCTCAGAAGATAGAAGCTCAGAAAGAATTACAAGGATTAGAATCTAAATATTCAGAAGGTAAGACACTACGTAAGGCAGCGGAGAATCTAAAGAAGGTTAAGGAAGGTAAGGTTGTAGGTATTGAGGGCTTTGCTGCTAGACTAAAAGCTGCAGTGCCTATACAACGTAGTCCCTTAGCTCAGGCAGTTAACCAAGCAACTCCCCAACGTGCTCAAATCAATCCATTCAATACTAACACCTCTCGTATATTAGGTACTGACGATGCTGCTGATGTTAAGTATAATAACAAGACGGGTAAGTTCGAGTCAGTGGATGAAGCGCCCATCAACATTAGAAATACTTATGGTGTAGGTGATGCTGTCGAGGGGTTACCAGAACCTAGAGCAGGTGGCTCTGCTGGTGTTTCATTTGGTACTCGTGTAGGTGCTGAACTACTTCCAAGAACTGCAGGTAAGCCTGAAGTAACAGGTAAGGTAGTAGCTGGTAAGTTTACTGGCGAGAACGCTAAGACAAGAATCAACATCAAAGAGAGTAGAGAGAGTACAGAGGCTAGAGAAGCGGTGCAACGTAGGCTTGATAGAGGTGAGGAGCCTACTCCAGTAGAAACTGCTAAGTTGTCTGAGGCTGATGAAGCTGCAAAGGCATTGGAGGATTATAAACTATTCGTCCAGAAGCTAGCAGGTTCACGATCATTAGATACAGCAGCACTCCGTGGCTTCCTTAAAGGTAGGTATACTTTCAAAGGTATTGAGAAGGAAGCAGCAGCTCTATTGAAGAAGCATGGTATAGAAGACTTCGAGGATATGGTAAACTACATCCTTGATGATAGTAAACGAATCTTCTCTGCAGCAGAAATGGAGATGCTAAGTCCTCTGTTTGGTTTAGCCGAGCGTAAGCTTTATAATGCAATGGAAATGGTTCGACATACAGAAGGGATGTCAGACGATATGATAGCTGTACTTCATAGTGAGATTAATATGTACTACGGTATACAGGCATGGAACAAAGGACAAGGATCTAAAGTGTCTGCTGCTCTGAACCATCGTAACAAGATGCTCAAGGATATTGCAGAAGATCGTCAGATAGATTCCCTATGGGCAGGAGTTAAATGTAAATGAAACTAAGTGATAGCTGTTCCACATCTAATCAACAGATGGCGGTTCAATCCTCCAGACTAAGTGAGTTTGATACTAGTGTTAAGAATGAGTTCTATAGGAAAGCACTAGCTCGTAATGATAAGAGTGATAGCCTATCAGGTATAGGACTAGACCTAATGATCAACGGTATGTTATCAGGCATGGGTACTCCCACAGTTAACGTCCTGTCCATGATGATTCAGTCTATTCTAAAACCTACGATTGCGTCTATTGGTCTATTTACTGACTCTATTAAACTAACTAAAGGTGGGAGAGAATGGAACCAAGTTGCCTCCATGTGGCATGCTTCTGTTGATAGCTTCGCACAAGATGCAGTGTACTTCCGAGAAGGGTTTCGTAAAGGTTATTCATTAGAACGTGATATTAATGAACGTCAGTTAGGTATGACAAAGAAGGACTTCCGTACATTCCTCAAGGAGGAGATGGGAATCGAAGATCCTAAGGCTTTAAATATTGAACAAGCTGAAGACATCATGTTGGATATGCAGGACTACATGCATAACACCATAGGTAACACTAAGTTTGGTAAGATGTTTAATGGTAAAGGAGAGACACTAGTTCGCTGGCCTACTAAGATCATTGTAGGTATAGACGAGTATGGTAAGGCGAGATTCCGTAGACAGTCTATGTTCCAGATGGCAGCTAAGTTTGCTAAGGAAGATACAGGGCATGGGATGGGTACTTATGACGAGTTGTATGTTAAGTACAAGAAAGAACTATTTACAGATGCATCAACAGACTTAATGTGGGACAAACGGATTAAAACCTTTGTTGCTGAACGTCGGTTAGGTCAGGAGAAAGCTGGCATCAAGGTAGATGAGCCAGAGGATGTACTAAAGGAAGCTCGTTTAGCTATGTCCCTTGTACGTGATGATGCTTTATACAATGCATTCCAGCAGAAGTTAGCGGGTACTCCTCGTAAGGTTCAGCAACTGCGTCACGATCATCCAGCATTTGCTATCTTTGTTCCCTTCATCAAGACACCTTGGAACATCATTAAGGAAGGTTATAGTTATATTCCTATAATCCCTGCCATACGTGCATCGTACACTACGAAGGAAGGTATCAGGAAGGAAGCATTTAACCTAGCAGCTAATGTGATACCTCTACATGGGCCACCAGCTAAGATGTCCTATGACGAACTCCTCCCTAGACAGATCATAGGCATGACCATGTTCGCTACCATAGGGACTATGTTCGATGAAGATACTATTACTGGAAGTATGCCACGTAGTCCGAGTGAGAGACAGCGTTGGGCTGATGCTGGTATTAAACCTTATGCTATTAAGATTGGAGATGTATGGGTAGGTTATCATCGCTTTGAACCTATAGCCACACCACTAGCTATGGCTGCTGATTTGTTTACTCTGGTTAAAGAGTATTCAGATGATGATGATATTAATACAGACGAGTTTAATACGCTTCAGGCAAACCTTCTAGTGATGGTTAAGAGTAATTTATCTTCTAAATCTTTCCTTGAAGGTATGCATACCTTAGTAGGTGCTATAGTAGATCCTAATATAACTATTCAGAATGGGTTAATAGAGACTATAGCTCGTCCCATGACACCTGCTATTCTAGCACAAGCTGCTAAGATGATGGATGGATATGATCGCCAAACAACTGATGTGTGGGATAGGTTACAAGCTCGTATACCTATCTTCCGTGAGCAGCTACCTAAGAAGTTTGGTGTATATGGTGATGCTAAGAAGATGGACTTCTCAACAGCACTAACTAGTGTTCCAATCTTTGACTCTAGTAATATGTCCCCTGTCCAGCAGGAGATGATGCGAGTTAAGTGGGACAAAGGAGGTGTGCAGGGTAAGTTCAAAGGTGTCTCACTCACAAGTGATCAGTTAGGTCAACTACGTCAACTTAATGCTGAACTATTGACTCCTCACTTAGAGACTATCATTAACACCCCCGCTTACCAAGCAAGTTCTGATAGCATGAAGAGGAAGAGGTTAGATAGTTTAGCAAGGAAGACTCGTAAGTCTGTAGGTCAAAGGATGTATCATGAACTCTCTAAGTCCGACCCAGAAATGGCTCGTAAGTTCTTGTCTGCTTACTACACAAGAATGGGATTAGCAGATCAGATGCCAGACAGTCTCAAGGATTAGAAACAAAGAAGGGGACAATTAAGTCCCCTTTATTTTGCCTTGAATTTCCCTAGGAAACTTTAGCCTGACCACACTTCCTCGTACCCTTCTCTATCCATCCAATCCTCAACCATCATATCAATACAATGACGAGCCTTGGCTAAGTCCTGTAAGGCTGTTCCCTTATCCTGATACCTAGTGACATACTTAATAGCTGTATGCTGTAAGGCATTCAAGTTGTTAGCCATTGAATAGGTCATTGGTTGGATCTCTAGCTTGGTGTAGTGATCTCCTCCTACCTGTGTATCAGAAGCAAGGGAGTAATTCAACTCATCTTCCTCAGGCTCCACTTCCTCAGGAACTCCCCACTCATAAGGGGTTAAGGGTTCACTCATAGTGGGTTCAATCTTAGCCTCATCAGCCTCTTGTTTAACCTGATCCCATACTCTAGCTCTGATCATATTGTTTGTCCTCCAATTGTTCTTCAAGGTCTGAGAACTTATTAATAATAATGTCCTCATACCTCTCTACTATTGTTGCACTTTCAAGTTGTAAGAGTTCCACCAGTAAGGTTTCATCCAACGCTTGTAAGTGTTCTTTCAACTCTTCGAGTGTCATTGACATATCGTTTCCTTAAGTAGTTCATGCTAATAGGCATCTCGTCAAAGCTCCCATCCTGTACATCGTTCATCATCCATAACCCACGCCATGATCCATTGGTCTGAGGTGTTAGATACTCTTCATCATGTTGATAGAAGATACCAGCAAACAGGCCAGTCATGTTCTTACCGTCAGCTCTACGTGCATAGGCTATGTCTCTATCCTGTACATGTCCCATAACGCAGCTCATATGCTTCTTGGTGAGAAGTAACTTAGCTGATGACACTGGCCTACCCATCACACCTGATGTGAAGTAGTGGCAATACGCCACACCATCCACCACAATAGGATCTAAGAAGTCCTGTACTTCCCAACCCTTAAGGTTAAGATCATTATAACTAATGAGTCCGTCTAGCTTGGAGTCATTCTCAGTGGCACGTTCAATACGATACTCATGGTTACCCATAATAAATATCATACGTGGGTTCCACTGCTTCTTCTTGTTACGGATTAACCTCCACTGCTCCTGTAGTATAGGCTTCATAAAGGCTGCCATAGCTGCATTACCTGCTTCTATGTCCTTAGTGTAGCGTCTACCTTCAAAGCTCTTCTTACCTACGTCATAGGAGCTTAGAGAGGGCATGTCCCAGTGATCACCTAGATGTATAATAACATCAGGCTTAGTATCAATGGCATACTTACTAGCCCAGATCAAATGCTCATAGGTAGTATCAGGTTTAACCTGTGTATCAGGTATGATTAGATGTTTCATTTGTTCTTCTTCCTAGTTAAGGTTCTAACTTCACGTTCATCACGAGTCTTAGTTCCATGACAAACCCAGCACAGGACTTGATAACCATCTGCCTCTAAGAACATACGACTTATGTATGTATCCCAATCCACGAACCCGATTGAAGGATCAACGACAGGGTTGATATGATCCACTGCAGCATTGTTTCTCCTACGACCAGTACCAACAGGTGGTAGAGTAGCAGGACCAACGACACCACAGCAAGCACAACGATACCTCCCTGTAGAAACTCTAGCAGATTTCTTAACATCAGTTTTAACTCCCCACTTACCATGTGCCCCACGTAGAGCAGAGGTTATGAAGGATTTATGTCTGGCTTCTGTCCATCGTCCGTTGTTGCGGGTCTTGGTGGTTGCCATATTTCATCATCCTCTCTACGTAAGTATAAGAGTATACCATTCTCGATGGCCCTCTCTTCACTGCCTAGTTTCTCAACACATATATCATACATCTCTAACTCAGTCTTACCTCGTAGTAACTTGTCAGACTTCTTATCACCTAGGCCACGTACACCCACGATGTTGTCTATCTTGTCACCAACTAAGAACTGCTTATAGAAGTTGAGGAGTCCTTCTTCCTCAGTAATATAATATTTATTCTTCTTAACAAAGTTATAATGCCAACCTTTGAACTGGTCGAAGTCTTTGTCTAGAGATATGGAGATGGACTTGTCTCCTTCTTGTGTTGCCCTTATTGCTATACGATCATCAGTCTCTTCACCACTCGTCACAATGGCACCGAGGTCACTTACGAAGAAGTCCCTCAGTGCTTGTAGGTGCTTAGGCTTCTCTACATCCTTACGATTACCTTTATATACTTCGGTAATAGCATAGTCAGTTCGGAAGTTACCCTTGCCTGTCAGGTAGTACTCAACGGAATGCGTAGCCTCTTCTAGATCCATCACTAGATCTTGGATGATGCCATGCATATACGACTTGAGTGTCTGACAGGCGACCTTTTGTGACTCGTTGTTACAAGCAAAACCAATGCGATAGCATAGTATGTCTGCATCAACGAGTAAGATCATAGCTCAGGGATATCCTCAAAGCTAGTTGTCATGCTCTCGTAACGAACAAGGTCATTGACTCGTGCCTTAGACAATCCTAAGCTAAC